CGGTGGTCGCCGTATCATTAGACCCTCCACTCATTATATTGCATATGCAACAATAATAGGTCTCCCTCATACACACATATAAAAGAAGGGGGCAGGGGGGGAAGGGGGGCTTCTGCTTGTATAGTGCAAGACACCTAAAGTATTTTTACAATAATTATGAAACATGGGGCTATTACCTTCTATAGCTCTCTAAGCTCCTATAAGGCTCTCTAAGAGGAGATAGAGAAGAAGTAAGGGGGTAGGGAGGATTGTTACAATATAAACGCATCAAGAGGCTCATAAGAGCTTGAACCTTTGCTTCGGGTTGTAAGCCAACCCTCGCATAGACTCCGTAGAGGCTAATCTAGTTAATTTAAGCTAATTTAAAACTTTTTTAAACTTTTTTAACTTTTTATCTTTACATTTTAGTAAAAAATCTATATATTGTGTACCTATTTAAGGTTCATAAAGAGAAGCAGAGAGGAGCAGAACCTCTAGAGAGAGCTAACTCTTCTACTACTCTCTAAGATAGTTAACTAGAGATAAGGATTAGCTTAGTTCTTCTCTCTACTACTTTCTCTCTCTAACGGCATGTATTGATTTAAAGGGACTACGTCCAACGTTTGTGGACTACAAAGAACTACTGCCTTGAACACATGTCTTTTCTTCTTTCTTTTACCCTTTGTTTACCTTTGTTAATCAAACAACCCTCCAGCGAGAGGATGGGGCAAAAATAAAAATAGGGATTAGCTTGACAAATCTGAGTTTAATCTATATATTGTAGTAGTATGAATACAAATGTAACAGATGGGGATTTAGATCCCTACGACTTGTACGAGAATGAACAGTACGATCCTTTAAAAGATAAAGAGAGAGAACAGGGGTTTAATGATCCTTTCTGGTCCTTCTCTGAACAAACAATAGACGATTGGGCAGCTCTAGCCTGTCCTTCCTCCCACTAGCTCTCCCCTCTAAGCTGTATCTACGCAGCTCTCAATAGCCTCTCTCTGAGGCTTTTCTCTATAGGCTCCCTATGCAAAAACTCAAAGATCAAATCAAACAAGCCTACAATAGAAAGGGTTTGTTATGGAAGCAAATAAAGAATTCATACAAATCCCTGACAATATGGTTCAATACAGCTGGTATTGCTATACTTACTGCTGCTCTAGCTGAACCTCTTGTTCTTGAATACCTAGATGAGAAAGGGCTTATGCTCGTTATATTAGTTGGTAACACTATACTAAGGTTCAAGACTAATAAGGGATTGGAAGAGAAGAAGTGATGTACCTAGAGAACCATAGTTTACAACAAGATATATTAACTAGGGAACAAGCGCAACAAGCGCACTGGTACTTAGGAAAACTAAGAGAGATATTCAGAGCTAAAGAGCACGAAAGAAATAGTACAGGAGCTGTATTCCACAAGGCAAGTAGAAGCAGGACGATGGCTCAGAGCCTAGCAGAGTTCTTAGAGAAGGAGTACAGGATACGCTACATAGATTCAGGTTTTAAGGAAGAAGGGAATGTTTAGTACAATGAAGCTCTGGTTAGTAGGAGCAGGAACAGCTCTAGTAGCTGGATTACTAGCTCTCTTGAGATACAAGAGTAATAAGCTAGATACAGCAGAAGAGATAATAAAGCACCAAGAGCAAGAGATAAAGGTGGTACATGCTGAGCAAGAAGTATCAGAGCAGATAAGAGAAGAGCACAGAATAGAGGAAGAAGAGATTGAGCGCAAGTACAAGATACAAAGGAAAGCTATACAAGAGCTTGATGATAAGCCTCTTGCTGATGATTTGCTCAAGTTGCTCAACGAACACAATAATAAGAAGTGAGCTTATTGTACCTCCTAAGGACTTACTAGCTGAATGTAGCTATGATAAGTTCGAAGGAACTACACAGAAGGCTCTCCTTCTACATGATTTTTATCTACAAGAACAACTAGATAAATGTAACTTAAAACAGAAGAACCTCTTGCAATGGTACAAAGACCTACAAGAGAAGCTAGAGAATGAGAATAGATAGTATGCCAGCAGAGACAGCGGGAGCAGTAGGGATATTGAAATGGCTTGTGGGCCTTGTATTAGCTCCTTGGTTATGGCATGAGCGTAAGAGAGTAGATGAGTTAACACAGAAGCTCAGTGAACAGAATAGCGAGCACTACACAAAAGAAGAAGTAAAGGAAGCAATAAAGAACCATACTGACACGCTAGGGATAGATAGCCTGAAGTCAGATGTATCAGAGATAAAAGATACAATGAAGATTATTCAAGAGACATCAATATCCACTAGTGTAACAATAGCTCGTATGGACGAGAGGAGTAAGAGAGATGCCAAATAACACAGGTACACAACCACCAAGACCTCCTAAGAAAGACGAAAAGAAAAAGAGCAGAAGTGCTAAGAAGAAGGATAAATAAGCAACTAGGCTTTGCTCTCCTTCTTTTTGTTTTATTTGATAAGGTGATGCAAGCGGTAGGAGTTGGGATAGGAGTTGATTGGTACTACCTACAGATAGCTCTTGACCTCTCCCTTCTTGGTTTCTCTCAGTTATTAGAAGAAGCTAAGACAGAACTCTCCGTTCTACTGGTAGTTAGTATACTGAGTAATGTAATAACCGCTTATGACTACCTCTACTTCACTAACTTCCTTTATGATAACTACCCCACTATTATGCAGTACTTATTCCAAGGCTGTATATGGTCAATACTGATACACTTGATATTGATCAATACCAAATTTAGAAGAGATACAGGAAAACATGGCGAGATATACAAAGACAGACGTAGTAACGGGTGACGTAGTAAAGAGTGACATCAACATACAGCTCGGTCTTATTGAGACTGCTATAGCTGATTCTCTCTCTAGGAAGGGAGACCTCCCTAACTCTATGTCAGTAGATATAGATATGGATAGTAATGACATACTTAATGTTAACAGCATAGATATCCAAGCCTTGAACTATAAAGGTGATGCTGTTATCCCTTCTGACCTAGTTAATACACAACTCCCTGCTGTAGCTAATAGGAATATTGACTACTTAGGGACGGATGGAACAGATTATAAATGGAAGAGATTCCCTATAACGGACCACTCCAGAGAGATAATTGCTCATAGAGGCTTCGCTGATGTTGGTTTCCAGAATACACTTCTTTCTCTCTCCATGAGTAAAGAGCAAGGAGCTGATAGCCTAGAGTGCGATATCCAGATATCTTCTGATGGTGTTTGGTACTTATTCCACGACACTACAGTCGATTCCTTGACAGATGGTACAGGTACTTTCACAGCTCTTACTTCAACTTATATAGATACATTGAAATATGATAAAGGGGTAGGGACACCTTTCGATGAGTTAAGGATAACTAAGTTAGATGACTTACTTGTCTATATTAAAGAAGAACGTATTGTCCTTTACCCTGAGATAAAGAAAGTTAGAACAGATGCTGATGTTACAACCTTGTACAATGTATTTAAAGATGCTGATGTTTTAGACCTGATTGTTGTTCAATCAGCTTCAAGAACTAGGCTAGATATCTTGAGAGCCTTGGATCCTAATATTAGATTGGCCTACTTAACTGGTGAGACCAATGCTACAACATTACTAGGTTATATGAAAGATGGGGATTATGACGATGTTGTAATGTCCCAAACGTTATTTATTGCTGACCCAGCTCTTTCTCAGACACTATTAGAGAATGGATACGGGGTTACAGCTTACACTATAAATAGCCGCTCAGATGCAACTGCTATGCGTCAGTTAGGGGTGTGTAGACTTATTTCGGATGTGACAGTATGAATAGTATATTAGACCCTAGTTGGGGTAACTGGGAAGACACAACAACTGGTGCTGGAACAAACAACGTAGATTCGGACTATAATCTAGTCACTACTGCGGGGGTAGGTGATGTAGCTTACAAAAGAAAAAAGATGGTAGCTACAGCTGGAGATGTTGTAGAATTTAAAGTTGAGGCTAGATTAACTAGTTCAAACTCGCCAACAGCGGGGGTATATATCGACTACCCTTCTACAGGGAATCTCCTAACCAGTGTTGAGATTGATTCTCAGCAATGGAAAAGCTACACGCTTAAATTTACTATCCCGATGGATCATAGCCAAGTGACAGACACACTTCAGATTGTTTGTGGAGTGATTACAGCTGATGATTCAGCAGCTGAGTTCAGAAACCCTAGGATGAAGGTTTTGAATGGCATGGCTGCGAGGGTGTGGGCTTGTGGACTAATTAATGTAGATAGTAGCGGAGTATGTACTCTAGTACCAAGTGGGCCTAGTGCGAACCTACTGTCTTATTCTTACTCAGCCCCAGACTTAACTGTAACAGTCCCTCGAGTGGTTAATGTTACAGGTGATGATCCAACACCTACAGCGCATGTAACAACTACATCACCAGCTGCTTATGGGTGTAAGACCGACTATGAAGTTAGTGCCACAGGTACTTTTGTTGTTAAGTTGATAGATATGAGCACAGGAGTATATTTAGCTGGAAACCCCAGTGCTGACACTACGCTCTCTATTGAGGTTAAATATTAATGGTTTCTCTCCCTACACAAGAAGATTTTTCTAAGCTATTCAATGCTAGAGGGGTATTCTTCTACAGGCAGATGTTCTACGAGCACAGTACTCCTGCTTCTAGGAAGACTTCCCCTCCTGTCTTTACATTGAAGGTGAGAGAGCATGAAGGACTACCTTCAGCTTACCAAGTGTATATGGAGAGTGTAGATGAGTACGATGCAGCTACTAAGTTATGCCCTAGTTTAAAAGAATGGGATAAACTCAAGAATGCTGATTGGTTCTTAAATGGTGATCCAACTTGTGCTCATGATGGCTTACTTGTATGGCGGGACCACATGAAAGCTAGAGATGCTTCAGCTATGAAAGAGCTACTGATAAGTAAAGCAGAGAACGGAGATACAGCAGCAATGAAAGCTGTACTAGCAGAGACTAAGACTAAGGCTCCCGTTGGCAGAAAGACCAAGAAGACTAAAGCTGATACTGCTACACAGAGCAGGGTTGTAGCCTTTAAGAATAAGACAGGAAAATAAAGAAATATGAGTGATTACACTAATACCCCTATAGGCTCAGGCTATAATGCTAACACGGCTATCAATACTGAGCTTAGTGCTGTAGAGACTGCTGTCAATAGCAAGGTGGACAAGTCAGGGTCAGTAATGACTGGGGATTTGGACATGAACTCCAATGAGATACTAAACATAGCTGAAGGTACTACAAGTACTAGCTTAGTGGTTAAATCTCAGTTGGATAGCGGACTAGCAGCGAAAGTAGACAAGGCTGGGGACTCCATGACTGGGGACTTAGCTATGGGAGGGAACAAGGTTACAGGTCTTTCAGATGCTACAGCTACTGGCGAGGCTGTCACCCTAGACCAACTAAATGCAGCTACATTCCATAGTACAACTATAGATACTACAACGTTGTTAATATCCACATCACCTGACATCGCTCAAGTAATAAAAAGTAATGGTTATGCAGCAGCGGGAGATGGAGGAGGAGCCTCTTGGAAGCATAACGGAGTGACAGGTCAAACACCTAGCCAAAGCCCAGCCGATTTGGGTGATGGGCTTTTAAATGACGCTAGCGGCAATCAATGGGAGTATGTGCCTATTGTTGGCGGCCTAAAACCATTTATATCAGCCTCAGCTCTAGGTGTTGTTGGCGCAGGAGATAAAGACGCTGAAATAGAAGCGGCTCAACAAACAGCTAGTAACGCCAATGGCGGGGTTGTTATTCTTCCCAGCGGCTCTATAGATCACTCATCAACAATAAATATGAAAATAGGCGTTACTTTGAAGGGTGCTGGAAGAGGTAATCAAAGCAACCCTTCTAGTGAGGTTGGGACAAAATTAAATTGGACTGGAGGGGCTTCAATACAACTCGCCCTTAACGGTGCTGGAACCACGAGATGGGGTGGCGGTCTAGAGTCTTTAACAATAGACAGCAATAGATTGGCTACAGTTGGATTGTTATATAAAGACTGGCAAGGCGCCAGATTTGAAAATATCGAGATTAGGCAACCAATCACCGCAGGACTACACCTAACCAACACTGCCGGAACATCAGACCCGACCGGAAAGGCAGAGTTTAGAAATGTAAATATAAATGTTAGGGCTGGCACACCAACCACAGCAGACGGAATTTTAATCGATGGAAAAGGTAGTGGTGCGGAAGGTGTGACGCTCTGCAATATGTGGAACATTGATATTAATCATGATAATGGACACGGAGTTAAATTTGTTGACCGTGGCGATAACTTTACATGGACTGATTTAAACTGTTTTAGACCGGATTCATCAACGGGATTTGGCGTTAACACATCGTCAACTAATAGCCCAGGCGGTATAGCGTGCGCTAGAAACTTATTTATAAGACCTAACCTTACTGGTGGCATGAATATTCACAAAGAGGGTGCTGCCAGAGATTGGGAAGTGTGGAACATAAACGACTTGGAGGTAGGGACTAGTGTTGGAACCGCTATTATCTCAGGTGCAGGTAAGAATGATGTTAGAGGCTATACTAGAGGCGGCAGAATGTATGGCACTTACAAGGTTTACTCTCCGTTAGTGACAATGAGTCATGAAAACTGCAACGGGCTTTTCTATGACTCAGCCAACGAAATAATACATACGGCAGATGGGAACTTCATGGTTGACGGGGATGCCGGTAAAACATTTGCATTCGGCAAGCTTGGTGGCGCAATTGTTATGGGCACTGGCACAACGGCAAATGACGAAGTTATTGCCGCTAAAGGCACGTTCTCAGGCTCGACTTTACAGGGTGGAACATCCACTGTTTACGAGCCGATGCTGGTTTTTGGCGTGAATCCGACAGTTACAATGGTTAGCGGGGATATCCTTAGAATAGGTTTGATTTCAGATTATGCTACAGGTGTAGGAATTTATCTTGAAGCAGCTATAGCAACCAACGCGAATTATCAGCTAGTTTGTGATGATGGAACGAGATCTACCACTGTAACTGGGATACTCGCCAACCAATCAGATGTACAGTGGAGAATGTCAGTTACAACCTCTGAAGTTGTAGTTTGGTATAGAGTGTCTGGAACTTTGACATGGTCAGATCCAGTAAAAGTTACAACCAATATACCTGCAACTAATGTACAACTTGCGCCAGCGTTTTACTTACAGACTACAAACACTACGGCCAAGAAAATACAGATTAAAGATTTGAAATACGGCTCTAGCACAGAAGTTTTGCCTTGATTGTCCAGCTTGTAACTCAAAACCAAGGTGAGCAAGTTAGTGTTAGGTTTAGAACTAATAACGGAAGCACGACAATTACTGGTAACAGTGAGTTAACTACTTTTGGTATTGAAGAGATCTAATTGAATAAAGAATTATTACAAATAAGAGAAGAGTGTGAGAGTAGCTTAAAGGCTTATGCTCAGTGGGTATCTCCAGATAGATATTACGGAGACCTGCACTTCGATCTATTTGATTACCTGCAATACGGTGAAGGCAGATGTAAGCTAGCTCTAGTTCCTAGAGACCATCAAAAATCGTGGTGTGCAGCTGTCTATGCTAGTTGGATACTGACAATAAAACCTTGGAGTAGAATAAACTATGTTAGTTGGTCCGAAAGTCTGGTAAATGCCCAGATGACTTCTATAGAGCAACTTCTCTATAGTGAAGCACATAGAGAGCTATGGCCTGAACATCTAAACTTCGAGAGAGATGTCAGAAAGAATACAATGGTTCATAAGCCTACAGAGGGATGGAACAAACAAAACTTCTATTTAGATCACCCCTCTCGTAAAGAACGTATGGTGCGTGACCCTAGTGTACGTGCTACTACAGCTAAGTCCGGTAACACAGGGATGCACTCCGATTACACTATCTTTGATGATTTGGTAACGGATGAGAACTGGGACACAGTATCAGGTAAAGAAGATGTACTGAAGTGCTACAAATCTTTCGCTAAGATTAACTCCAGTGGAGGAGAGTTTGTAGCAGTTGGTACTAAGTATAGTGAAGATGACCTATACACTAAGATGCTAGATATTGAATATGTAGTTAAAGGTAAGAAACATAAACGCTGGACAGTCTTTGAGAGAGTGGTAGAAGATAGCTACAGAAGAACCGGAGATGGTACTTTCTGTTGGCCTAAGCAGCAAATGCCTAATGGCGAATGGTACGGCTTTGATGAAGAAGAACTAGCTATTAAGAAAGCTGATGCTCTGATTGATGGTGATTTAGGACTCTTCTATGGACAGTATTACAATGACCCAGCTGATGAAAGTACTAACGTAATTAAGCAAAGTGACTTCAAGTATATGGACTTGAGGAAGCTAGAACAGCATGGAAAGGATTGGTATTATGATGAAGCTAAGCTTAAGCTCTATGCAGCTGCTGATTTAGCTTGGACTGACTCCAGCTCCCTCAATGCTAAGAGAAGAGACTATACAGCCCTCTCTGTTGTTGGAATAGATGATGAAGGGTACATATACGTGCTAGCCCTAGAGAGATTCCAAACAGATAAGCCAGAAGTGTACTACGATAAGATAATAGAGCTACAGGAATACTGGCAGTTCAAGAAGATAACAGTAGAGACTAATGCAGCTGGTAAGATAATTAAGAACTTCTTAGAGGATGAAATAAGAAGGCAAGGTGGTAGATTAGAAGTAGAAGGTAAGGCTCATGTCTCTCATTCAGGTAAGAAAGAAGAACGTGTAGCAACAGCCCTTCATTCCAGATATAGGAACGGGAGCATCTACCATACTAAAGGTGGTTTAACTAAACTACTAGAAGAAGAACTTAAACTAGCTAAGCCTCCACATGATGATTTAAAGGATGTATTAGCAATAGCAGTATCAGAATGTGTAGCTCCTCTAAAGAGGAAACACGGAACTAAGAAACAAGGCAACGTCATACAACTCAGTAGGTTTGGCGGGGGTCGAAGAGGAAGAAGATGAGCGGAGAGTCAGCAACAGCATTAGGTGGTTTTGTAACCCCAGCAGAGAAAGCGGAGTTCGTTACTCGTCTATGGACTGAGTGGGATGCAGCTCGTGACCCAGCTATTAGTAAATGGAGAGAAATTGAAGCATACAGATATGCTACAGATACTAACTCCCTTCCTAATGCTAAAGGAGCTTTCACGCATAGCACACATATGCCAGTAGCAGCAGCTATTGCACAGGACTTAGAAGCTATACTCTTGCAGGTAGTAATGCCTCACGAGGATTGGTTCACCTTCGAGCCTATGGATGCTCTAGCAGCACGTAAGGACCAACGAAAGACTATTGTTTCTTACTTAAAGAATAGACATGCTCTAAATGGTTATACGGATGAAGTGGCTAAGCTACGTTCTGACTTAGTAACTTATGGTAATTGCTTCTCTCAAGTGTTTCATGCTAATGAGAGCAGAGGAGAGCAAGGTGGGTATGTTGGACCTAGAGTAAGAAGAATAAGCCCTTACGATATTGCTTTTGACCCTACAGCTGTTGACTTCTCTTGTACTCCTAAAGTAATAAGAGAGATAATTACACTAGGTGAGCTTAAGCGTAGAGGGGATGCAGGTCTTCTTGATTCAGAAACAGTAGATAAGCTCTTACATGGTAGAGGTAACTTCGCTAACTCGGATGCAGGTGAAGATAAGAACGAACAATATGTTCCTTTAGGATTTGGTACTTATCAGCAGTACATACAAAGCGGGTTCATTGAATTGTTATGGTTCTACGGAGATGTTTATGACCAAGAGAACATTGAACTGCATGAGTCACAGATAGTAGTAGTAGCTGATAGTGAAGAAGTATTGTTAGAAGATACTATCAAGACTAGTACTGGTAAGCCTCATATCTTCCAGTCAGTATGGCAGAAGCTCCCTGATAACTTATGGGGTCAAGGACCACTAGAGAATATCATTGGATTGAACTACCAAGTTAACCACAGAGAGAATGCTAAGAGTGAAGCTTTAGATAGACTAATCTACCCTGATAAGATTTATCAAGGAGATGTAGAAGAGATGTATGATGATGAGACTGGTCAGATGACATACCTAGCTCCAGAAGGAGGAGGTGTACAAGAACTAGCCATTAATACACAATTCTTTAGCTTTGACTTACATATAGATAGACTACAGCACTCAGCACGTGCAGCAGCGCGTCTACCAAGCGATTTAACAGGCTTTCGCTCTCAAGGGGAGAAGACCTTAGGGGAAGTCACAGCGTTGACTGAAGGAGGTATGAGAGGCTTTATAGACAAGGCAGCAGATTTTGAAAGAAGTTCACTAGAGAAGCATCTAGGAGCTGAGATAGAACTAGCTTATGATAACTTCGGTTCAGCCTTTAAAGTGCCTAATAAGAATGAAGGTGGCTTCATTGAGATGTTGAACGTAACTAAAGAAGACTTAGCTGTTAATGGTGTACTGATACCAAGAGGTGCTAAGAGATTTGCTAGAAAGAATCAGATGTTAAGTACTCTTACTCAGCTATCTGCTACTCCTTTAGCTCAAGTTATTTCTCTGCATACATCAGGCAAGGGAGCTACTGAGCTTGTTAATGAGTTGTTGGAGACACATGATACTGGATTGTTTGAAGAGTTCGCTCAGATATTGGAACAAGGTGAAGCTCAGCAGATAATGAACCAAGTAGAACAAAGCAATGCAATGCAAGCTAGCCAACCTAGCTTAGAAGAACAGATGATTACTAACGAACTAGAGGGATAGAGATGTTAGTTAAAGTACCAAGCTTCTTAACTACCTTAGATAAGGAAAAGAAGTTAGAAATGATGAAGCAATACAAGAGCTGGAAAGCTTGGGAAGTTGCTGATTTATTAAGAGAACATTTACAAAGTGAGCTGGACAGGCTCATTAAAGAGGAAGAGAAGGGTTCTTTTCCTACATGGTTTCAAACCCGTTGGAGTAAAGCGAAAGGCTTAGGTAAGCGTGAGCAGCTCCGACAATTAATAAAAGACTTAGAATAGTCGAAGGAGCACGACATGAGTTTTCAAGACCAAGAAAACACACAACAATCAACTGACCAGTTGACCTTTAGCGTAGGCGAACGGAGTTTTAATGCAGAATCAGCAGCTACTAAAATAGAAGCAGCGGATAGTCACATTAAGACAATTGAGCAAGAAAATCAGGAGTACAAAGAGAGGCTAGCTGCTTTAGAAGCACAAGTAGCCCAGAGTACAAAGATTGACGATGCTCTCGCTAAGCTACAACAGCAACAGTCTCAAGAGAGCCAAGCTACAGAAGTTACCCCTTCAGTAAGTGAGGAACAGATCGGAGCAATTGCTACTAAACAGATGGAGGAGTACCTAGCTCAGCAAAGAGCAGCAGAGCAACAAAGAGCTGCTGAAACTCTAGCTGAAACTACCTTCAGAGAAACAGGTGAGCAACTAACAGCAATATACGGGGATAAGACCGATGAAGCTATGGCCTCCAAAGCCAAAGAACTCGGAATTAGTTCTCAAGCTATATTCGAAATGGCTAAGAATCCTGCTACTGCTAAGATGCTTCTTGAATCAATGAAAGCTTCAACACCTGTTAATCAAGCAACCCCTTCGGGTTCATTTAATACTGCGGGTATTCCACATGCAGCTCCTGAAAGACATATGGACTACTCAAAACGTATCACTTCAAGTACTATTTTAGACGCACTCGATAGAGCTGGCGCTAAATACAACTAATAAGGAAACTTAAAAATGGCTCAAACTACTAGCAATAGTGCTAACATTATCAAGCAACAAATCTACGGAGAGATGCTACAAGAATCTTTCGAAGATAACTTACTTGGTTTAGTTGGCATGAACGACATGACTTCACAGTTCCCAGTAGGGGATACTTTCAATGTAGATCAAATTGGTCAAGCAACTGTATCTGATTACTCAGAGAACTCTGATATTGACTACTCAGCAATTGATACTTCTCGTATCACTCTTGCTTTAACTGACTACAAGCAAGACGCTTTCTATGTAACTGATAAGCTAAAGATGGATGCTGGTGGTTCAGCAGATCGTCTATGGGCTTCTCGTACTAAAGCTAGCTCTTATGCTTTCGGTAAAGATATGGAAGCTGAGCTTTATGCAGCTGCTAACTCTACTCAGACTTCTGCTGATCCAAACAACATCAATGGCCAGCCTCATCGTATCGCTCTAGCTACTGGCTACACAGCTCAAAACTTTGTAGACGCTGTAGCAGATATGAAGCTATCCTACGATAAAGCTAATGTACCTGAAGAAGGTCGTATCTTAATCGTTGATGCTAAGACTGAGAACAAGCTTAATAAACTAGCTACTGGCGCTGTATTGGTTGCTGATAGCCCTCGTTTTGAAGGCTTACTAGAAACTGGCTTTGCTAAGTCTCACCGCTTCGTACGTAACATCCACGGCTTCGATGTGTTTGTTTCTAACTTACTTCCTGTATCTAGTGCAGCAGAAACTGTTGATTCAGTAGCTACTCTAGCTGGCTCAGAAGTATGTATCGCAATGTGCGTAGCTGATGAAGATTGTAAACCAATGATGGGTGTTATTCGCCAACGACCTACTGCTGCTTTTGAGCGTCAGGAAAGTAAGAAGCGTGATGCTTGGTCATCAACTGCATACTGGGGATTTGCTCTATATAGACCAGAGTCTCTAATCTGCTTAATTACTGATAACTCATAGGAGGTCATAACATGGCTTTAGAAAGCGTAGGTGGACGTCAAACATTTTTTGGCGCATTACCATCAAAAAATAAGTTCGGTGCAGAAAAGCACAGTGCAGGTTCTACTAAGGAAATCGTAATTGAGTTTTCTTTTGATGACTTGCCTGCTGTTGATGCAAATAATGAGATGCTAGCTGTTATCCCTGCAAGTGCAAAGGTAGTAGCGGCTGATCTTCAAGTAGGAACAGCATGGGTCGGAGGCACTAACTTAACTGTTGGTACTTCTCAGGCTGATGGTGGCGGTGTTATTGATGCTGACGGTTTACACGCAGCTATCCTTACCGCAGCCCTAACAGCAGACTCTAACCATGTTGGTGCAGGAGCAGATATTGGTGAGGTAAGTTCTTCTGAACGCCAAGCTATTACTGTTACTACAACTGGTACATTCACCGCTGGTGATGCTATCTTAGTTGTTCAGTACCAAGATAAGCTGTAAGAAAGACTAAGAGGGGGAGATATTCCCTCTCTTTTTCACTACTTACTATTGACTTCTATAAAACAATGGTGTATAATGGCTAAATTAACCTTACTTGCAGTAGTTAATCACTATATGGATGCCACTGATGGTTTTCGTGTAGCTAGTATTGATGATACTATTGAATCTCAACAGTTAGCCTCTATCGCTGAAAAGGTTTTCAATGACCTAGTTAACGATGTATTTAGCTCAGGCTTAACTGAAAATCTAGTACAGCTAGAATCCTTAGCTGACTCAACTAAACCAAATTATCTAAGACTCCCTGATACAGCAATGCGTATCAACCAATCCAAAGTTATGTACAATGTAGCTACTGGAGCAGCGGGAGCAACTACTCTCAACTACAAAGAAATAAAATATATGAAGCCAGAAGATTTTCTGGACTACGTAGGTAACAGAAGTACCAATACCACTAACACCCAGATAGTAGAAGATTTCAGTGGGTACAAGATGGTAATTCATAATAGCAAAGCTCCTCAATATTTCACTGACTTTGATGATGAACATCTAGTCTTTGACTCCTTTGATTCAGATGTTGACTCAGTTCTACAATCAAGCAAGAGCGGTATACTTACATCAGAGCAGATGAGCTTTGTTCAATCAGATACATACGTTATTGCCTTCCCTGAATGGTTTCATCCGACATACCTCAATGCTGTAATATCAGAAGCTAGCGAGATGTTAAGAGAAGAACCTATCTTTAGTGTAGCTAGGAAAGCAAGAATGGGTATACTAAAAGCAAGAAAGAAACAACGTATAGGCCATGACGGCATAGAAACTAGAAGAAGGAACTACGGAAGATGAGCAGAGAACAAAAGATAGCAGGGAAGACTAAAGCAGGTAAAACTATTGCGTACAGAGTTCCAGAAGGTAAGAGCACTTATGAAGTGTTCTTTACTAATGGAGGTCAAGTGCCACCAGAGCTTGGCGGTGCATGGACAGACCCTAGACAAATACAGAATGCTGTAAATGCTTATTTGTTTAAGGATAAGAATAAACCAGTAAGAGCTAAGAGTACAAAGTAGATGCCGAGATCGAGGGGAGACAAAGAATACATCCTGCCAATACAGGGGTTGAATACAGAGGCTAATCTATTACATTTCCCTCAAGAGTTCAGCCCTGATGTATTGAATATGGAGCCTGACTACAACCCGCAGGTTATCAGACCTAGAAAGGGTATGAGAACTTCGCTTCTTCCTCGACTAGCGGAGACAAGAAATGCTTCAGATCACGATGTAGCAATTAGTTCCCACTTATGGGAAAGTGCTAACAACGACCCAGACACCAATTTAGTTATTGTCCAAGTAGGGAGATACCTCTACTTCTTCACTGATACTGGTGTTGATGATCCTACTGCTTCTGTAATCAACGGAAGAATAGATTTAAATAACTCTCTAAGTGGAACAGCTAAAGGAACGTTAGCTCTACTAGAACCAACTAGAGTGAACTACGCTACTATAAAAGGTAAAGTTGTAGTTTGTTCAGAACAGATTGACCCAACCCTCCTACAGTTTGATGGAACTAATGTCTCAGCTAGTACCTTAACTCTTCAAGTGAGAGATATGCTAGGGATAGAAGATGGACTTAAGGTGGATGAGAGACCTTCGACATTATCTGATGACCACAAGTACAACCTATATAATCAAGGCTGGTACAAACAACGAAGGCTTACAGCTGGAAGCAAGACAGAGAGTGACCCAATCACTGAGTACAATACTCAATGGACTGGGGAGTATCCCGCTAACTCTGATATTGTCTGGGTAGGTATGGTAGATAGTACAGGAGATTTAATCTTTGATGCTGAATGGCTTAGAGATCAAACCTTTGGCAGTACTCCAGCTCCTAGAGGGCATTACGTAGTTAATGCTTTCAATATTGATAGAGCTACTATACTCTCTACTCCTTCAGATTCAGGAGCTACTTCAGGTGGTTCATCTAGCGGAGGCGGCGGTGACGTTGCAGGACGCTGGACGGACTTCACTGATATTAGTTTACCATAGGAATAATTAATGGCTTTAACAACACCAATAGAAACAATAGATGAAAGGCCTACTTGCTGTGGATATGCAGCTGGTAGGTTGTTCTATGGCTTAAAGAACAACGTCTATTATTCACAAGTAATGGAGGGAGAGAGTATAGATAAGCTAGGGTTTTGCTACCAACAGAATGACCCAACATCAGAACAGCTATCTGACCTCTTAGATACAGATGGAGGCACTATTCAGATAGATAATGCTACTGACGTAGTACAACTAAAGAAGTTCAGAGGGGGTGTCCTTATCTATTGTAAGAACGGTGTTTGGTTTCTTAGTGGACCTGATACTGGTTTTACTGCTACTAATTTTAGTTTAACTCAGGTAACAAACGCAGGATGTATATCTCCAGAGAGTGTAGTAGTAGCTGGGGATGTACATTACTACTGGAGTAGTGAAGGTATCTACTCAGTAGCTATCAATCAATTCGGACAAGCTGAAGCAGCTAATGTCATTGAACTAACAATGCAGAGCTTCTTCAACGATATAGACATAATTTCTAAAGGTAAATCTTCTGGAGCTTACAACCGAATAAAGAAGCAAGTGGAATGGTTCTATTGTAGCGATACACAAACAGGCGCTACAGAATATAAATATGCTTATGATAAATCACTAGTACTGGACTTAAGAAGCGGAGGTGTATGGCCTCAAGAATATAATGCAACTCTCTCAGAAGCCTCTGGTAAGTTCATTGCTTCTGTTGTTAATACTACACAAGGTACAGAAGAATTTGATACAGTGCAGGTAGTTGTAGTCGCTGGTGCTCCTTCAGCTACACAGAACTACAGCTTAGACTTCGGAAGAAAGAGTGATGCTGACTTCCAAGACTTCGTAGCTGACTACCCTCTCGCTTATATTGAGACTGGGTATGAAACATTAAATAAACCAAGCAATAAGAAGACAGCTCCTTACATAGCTACTCATTTCCTTCAGACTGAGGAGAACTGGGTAAGCGATGGTAGTGGAGGGTTTGAACTAGATAACCCTTCTAGCTGTAAGATGAGAGCTAAATGGGACTGGAATAACTCCAATGGTAACAATCGTTGGTCTCCTTCTCAGCAAGTATACAGATTTAGAAGAACTTACATCCCTTCAGGAGCAGGAGCTTTTGATTCAGGGGAGCAAGTCATTACAACAAAGAATAAGATGTTAGGGAGAGGCCAAGCCTTAAGTATTAGGTTTGAGCAGGAAGCTAATAAGGATATGAAATTACTGGGGTATACAACTCAATGGTCTATAAAAGGGAAGATGTAGTAGGTACAATTGATACAGATGAGTTCTTCTTTACATTAACTATCTACGATAATGTATTCTTTTGTCATTTAGATGTAAAGAAATGGAACAAGGAAGCTTACAAGACTATGCTAATTAGATTTGCTGAGATAAGAGAAAAGATTCCTCAGAACCTACATGCTAATATAGCTAAAGATAATAAACGAGCGCAGAAGTTAGCTAAGATGTTCGGGTTCGTACCACTATTTACTACGAAAGAAACAATTATAATGGGGTCCGTATGGGAGACGCAGTAGAAGGTATCGCTAAGCTAACGCCTATAGGTGGAGCTAGCCAAGCCCGTAAATCTAGGAAAGAGGCCGCTAAAGCCCGTAAGCTACAAGAGAGAGCTAGGAACTTACAAAGTGCTAGAGGTATTGCTGAGCAAGTAAGACAAGCACAGGTAGCTAGAGCACAGGTTATACAAGCTGGTGAGAATCAGGGAGTAGCTGGAAGCTCAGCTGTAGCTGGTGGAGCTAGCTCTGTACAAGCTCAGGCTGGTGGTAATATAGCTTTTGCTCAACAACTCTTCGGGTTACAGAGCCAAGCTTTTGCTAGAATGGAAGCTTCTCATAGAGCTGCTAGCAAGGCAGCAGATAGTAAAGCTCTTACTGATTTAGTTATGAAAGCGAGTGGTGGTGTTTAATGGAAGAGTTATTCCAAGATACTTCAGATACGTCATCAATTAATTTTGACGAACCTGTCCAGCCAGTAGAAACTCCTCCTGCTGAAGATATAACAACAGCTAGCTTACAAAGAGGGATAGATCTTGGCTCACCAGAAGCTGAAGATATCAGGAAGCATGTTATTAACCAGCAAGCGGTAGGTGACAATTCTTATGTGCAAACGGCTAAGATGGAGAAGCAAGCAGAAGACAGACAGTCGATCATTGATAAGCACTTAGCAGGAGAGGTAGTTGACCTAGCTGCTCTGGACGAAGCTTTAAGCGAAAGACAACTAGTCGATTCGGAATGGAAGGCTGCTGTTGCTGCTAAGACTATGGTTGACAGTAGCTTCACTGTTAAAACAGAAGAAGAGGCAGAGATAGTTACTAAAAGACTGGAGAGCTTGAATACTTTCTCTGTTAAACAATCCGCTCTAAAGGAAGCTCAGAAAACTATAGATATAGCTAATGAGGAATATTCTATAGGGGAGATGTTAACTGATTTCGCCATTTCTGTCTTTGAGCCGCATGCAGAGACTCTAACGCTACGGAATGTAGTGACGGATGTAACAGGTGAAGCTAATTTAACTGGTCTTCTACTGCCTACAGGTTCTATAAATACTATGGCAGATGCAATAGCAGATTTACCAGCGGAAGAAGCTGCTGATCTGATAAAGAGTATTGTTGATAACACTATAGATAGACAGAATCAATTCGGCATAGGGCAGAACAAAGCTACTAACCTCTATATTGCTCAGACATTACTTAACACTGTTAATGAGAATAGGCAATCGGAGGGATTAGCAGGGATAAAGAATAGTGGAGATCTAGGCCTTAACATTTTAGCTGCTGCTGATTTACCTGCTGCTGGCGGTGTTCTTAGGCTAGGTCACAATCTTTCACGTAAGCTAATGAAAAAGTTATTTGGTAAAGCAGATAACATAACTCCTGAATCTATTCCAACGGTAGATGTTAGGGTATCCCCTGATCTAAATCCAAACTTAGATGTTGTTAAGAATAGAGGTTCTTTAGGTGATGTCTTAGAAGAGGCTAATCAAGGAACAATAGAAAAGATAATTAAAGAAACTCCTCCTGAGAAACTTGACGATACATTGGACTCAGTTGGACTAGATAGAGAAGCTGTTCAGCAGAGAAGTAACCCTAGCGTTACTGGTACAATAGACCCAGCTTCCTTACCTCCCTCAGCTACCAACCCTAAACTAAGAGGTTTGGTTGAGACAGTACAAGGAGGGTTCGATGTTAATCTTCTAGGAGGAGCTGCTAATCGCGGGGAGATAATGCAGAAGTTCCACAAAAACTTTGTAGAAGCTACTCAAGGATTCCCTCATCCCTCTAAGTCATTTGTCAGACCTCCAGCTGAGGGCGATAACCTGAGCTTAGGTACTTCAGTAACTCGCTTCGGTAAAAACGCAGAAGAAGGTTTTGACGATATAGAAGATGCTAAGTTTCTACAATCGGTGTTCAAAGCAAAAGGAGAGTCTGTAGATATTGTACAAGGCAATGGTAGATTATGGGTGGAGGTTAGTAGAAGGCATGTGCTTAATGAAGCGGATGCTGGTGTATTTAACAGCATAACTGGACAGAGAATAACCACGCGTATCCCTAATGGCGTGAGCAAGTGGTACATGGGCTGGAGCAAATCTGTTCAAAACGTAGCAGATGGTATGCACCCCCAGCATATGAACTCTTGGGCTAGGGATCTAGGAGGTGCGGTCAAGAGAGAATTGAACGAAATAGCTGAACCTTTCTTCAAGCTAAGGACTAACTCACTTAGAAGAAAAGACTATGATGATGCGAGTAAGGCTTTACTAGATGGAGAGAAAGAGCAAACTGTCTATTCCGTTGACCAACTAAGAGAGAAATACCCGTCTATAAGTGATAAAGCTATAGAAGGCTACCAGAGCTATAGAGCTGCTGTTGATGGTATGCAATTATTAAGAGCTGCTGAGTTCGGTAAGAAATTAGTCAAAGGCGGTTATAAGCAGCTGCAAGTGGGGGACACAGAGTTCTACGGATCTGTATTGACTGAGAGACCTCCGTTAGGCAAGTTGACAACAAATGAAAAGGGAGAACATCTCGTAGAAGACCTTGTAATAGGTAAGAGCTTACAAGGAGATTCTATACTTGATGTTGTATCCGGTGAAGTTGTTTCTTTATCAGATGAATTCTTAGATGAGTTGTATTCTAATGGTGGACGAGTAGTTAGGTTAAGCTCTAAAATGGAAGCTGGTGATGCTGGCTCTTTCTCGCATGTTGTAGTTAGGAAATTAGACGATCTTAATGTAAGTGAAGTTCCTCTGTACCCTTCCTTTGGAAGAAAAGGCTACGCAATAGAAAGATTCTATGATGATGCTGGTATAGTAATTGAACAAGTAGGTGCTAGTCGTAAGCTAAACGGTGTTGATGGTAAAGGAAGTCAAGGCGTAGGTATTGTTGGTACTGTCTCTGAGGCTAATGCTCTTATTAAATACTTGAAGAGAAACAACCCTGATGCAGAGTTTGAATGGAAGCATTCTAGAGAGTTAGATAATCTTTTAGATCAGAGCCAAGGCGGTAATGGTGGTCCTAGTTGGATTAAGAAGAGACAAGATGAGGCGTTACTTGGGCCAGTAGGAAAAGATGGATTACCTACTGAAGGTTCTCAGTTAGATGTTGTAGATGCTTTTACAAGAAGTATACAGAACACTGGGTCGCTTCCTCTACAACAAACATCTTCAATCTTAAAGAAAAGATGGTTAAACCAATTCGGTGCTTGGCTCTCTCCTGAAGCTAAACTTAGCGGGGACATGCCTGACTTGCTTACAAGAAAATCTTGGGATAATAAAAAGATTGTAGATGCAGGTCTAGACCCAGCTGTACTTAAGAAAGATGCTCGTCTATTGCACTGGAATATTAGGAGCATGGAGAGTGAAGCAGCTGGTGAGTTCATAGAAGCTAAACGTGCTTATGTAGCTAGACTGGCTAAAGACATGGGAGCTAGCGATAGTCAAATAGCACAAATAGCAAGCAAGTCTTTAACTCGTTTAAATAAAACCAATCCAGCTCTTGCGTTAAGGCATTTAACAGCTTTGTTGAATATCGGGTATGGCGTTGGATACCAAGTGCCGCAGAATGTTATAGGTGCTTTCTCTATTATGTCTTCTCAGGGCGTAGATGGATTAAGAGCTATGAAGGATATGGTTAACTTACTGCAAGGAGTTAAGGCTCTAGGTAAAGGAGTAGATGGAGAAGTAGCTGTTACTCGTTTAGCTAAGGCTCTAGGTTCATCAGATAAAGAAGCAGAGAACTTCATAAAGAAATTTAAACAATCTGGTATTGCTGGGAGTGCTTCTGATTTAGACAATGTTCTTAGTCATGCAACAACTGGCGGTAAGATTGGGTTCAGGCCAGTTAAAAGATTGAATAATACTATCAGCAGTTTAGTAGGGAAGAGTATTGACTTTACTTCAGCTGGTTACTGGTCTGCTTCTTATAGAAAAATAAGAAAGCAGTTCATTAAAGAAGGGAAGCAAACTGATACGCCTGACTTCTGGGAAGCAGTTCGTAACAAAACGAGAGAGTTCGGACAGAACCAAAATAAGTCAGACCTTTTAGCTTTTGAAAGAGAGGGGAACGTTCTAGCTTTCTCCTTACAGTTCACGCAACATCTTCTTAAGCTAGCCCATGAGGGAGCTGGTATAGTCGGTAAAGCGGCTGGAGTGAAGACGCAGAGTGCCCTTATTGACAATCAATCAAAAGCCCTTGCTGCCCTTGCTTCTTACGTTGCTATTTTTGGAGCTTCTGGCATGGGGTCTACTGGTATGAGTTTTGCTCACGATCAACTGCCTGATCATTTGAAGAATCCTCAGAACGAGTTCGATAAAACTGTCTCCAACTTTATCTTAGGTGGTTTACTAGATACAATGGTTAACTTCGGTACAGAGGGTGGTGTTGCTGTCAGTGCTGCTACAAGCCCCGGAGGTGCTACAGATGCCTTCAGAGGATACTTCAGTGTATTGGAGAAATCTTGGGCTGAAGGTAAAGTATCTATAGATGCAATTGATCTCTTAGGTGGTGCTTCTACTGGTACTTTCTCTAAAGCTACTCAAGTTTTTAAGGGGTTGCCGGGGAAGATAGACATAGAAGAGGAATGGAGTGAAGAGGATGTACTTAATAATCTTCAGTTCATAACAGAAGCCTTTGTAGAGACAGTCAAAGATGCAGGAAGAACAACAAAACTTTGGAGTGATGTTGAATTAGCTCTAGCTATGGGTAACTTACAGACTAAGTTCAGTAAAATGTCTGGTAAAGCTACTGGTTCAGCTACCACTAAGCAAGCTATCTGGCAAGCTTTCGGTATGTCTACAAGAGAGGCTACTCTAGCAAGAGCTAGAAGTACTAGCGACTACATACTTAAGCTAAATGAAAGAACTCTAGCTAAATCAGCAGCGACATCAGCTATGGTAGATTTTTACCGTATAGTTAATAAGGATGATCCAGAGTCTCTAGACAAGTGGAGAAAACATACTAAAAGAAGAATGAAGATGTTATCTCTTGCTCTTAACAATGAGAGTGAAGTGCGTAAGTTTGAAACACAAATGAATAACCATGTCATCAAAATATTAGTTGGTGATAAGGGATTAACTGATAGAATGCAATCTGTCTTACCTAGCATAGGTCCAGAGGAAGCTTTACGGGATTTAAGAAACGATCCGAGAGTTACCCCAGAAACAATGGAATCCATTGACACATATCTTCAGGTAATGAAAGACATAAAAGAATCAAATAATGGAGAAGAATAAATGAGCTTCGCTAAAGATGTTGTAACGGATGTTAATGTACCAAGCGTACAAGCTCCAGACTTCAGTCAGAATACCTCAACTACTCAAGATGTTGTAGGGTTGTTGGGATTTGGACTACAGATTAAGAATAGGCAGGATGCTCTTAAAGCAAAAGAGGCTCAGGCTAAGAAAAATAATGAGCTAGAAGGCTTAGCTCAAGGCATTACTGATTTTGAGATGGCTGGGCCGGGCAGAGATATGAATGTCCAGCAAAAAATAAGAGAGAGGCAAAAAGTTTTTAGTAGACTTTCTCCTATTGATGCTGGGATTGTAAGAGACAGGGCAGCAGAGCTAAGTGGAAAATCCTTGCAAAAGGCTAGAGACGCTGAAATAGACCTTGAAAAGGCTAAACAAGAAGCTAATGATGCTGATGCTATGAAGTATGCTGGTGTCCCTTATGATGAGAATGATCCTAATGTTGTAGGTATCGTTAATCGAGGGAGAGTAGCTGACGCAGAAGAAAGGAGTAGAGCTAGAAAACACCTGATAGAAATGGATGAGCTTAACAAGAAAGGGAAGACTAGAGAAAATAATGATGAAGTTGCTAAGCTTGCAGCAGACAACATCATCTCTCCTTTGTCAACCAATATAAGAAACCTCCTTGACAGAGAAGTATCTGCTCTTTCTTCTCGTTTAAATCTTGAAGAAGGCCAAGAAGGGAAGTTAACCCCTGAGCAGTACAAAGAAGAAGTTGTTCTTTTAGTCTCAAGAGGGGAGATACAGCTTATGCAACAACTCCCTATTCTTCTTGAAGGTAAGTCGGCTCTTGAGCAGAAGCATATCACAGAGAAGTTCACTACATTAAAAGACAACTACAAGCTATTGGCTGACGAACTCCAAGGAGCTGCTGTGGGCAGTAGGTACGCTGAGTTTAAGCTTAACGAGCTGACTAGAAGAAAGCAAGCTATAGATAGAAGTATTCTAAGTAATCCAAAAACAGCAATGACCGCAGGACTTGTGAGAGCTGGTCTTGCTAGTGCGGATACGCTCAAGGCAACTAACGACTCATCGATGATTGACCTGATAGGAGGAGTCTCAGAAGAACTTAACGGGTTAGTCGAGAATGAGGCAAATACGTTCCCTATTGACAACCCTAGAGATAGTTTCCTTAGTCGGTTACACAGTAAATCCCCAGAGGCTTTTGCTACTGGCTCTGCTGCCTTGGATAAATCTGCGGAGATGATTGCTAACGAGGAAGCGGGAGATCCTGACGGGCAGAAGCTTGAGATTATCTTGAGTGATGTAGATAAGACAATGGATATAATAGATACAGCTCCTCAGAAAGGACATTTTGCTCCTGCTAGTGTAAACCTTATAACTAACCAAGTACTAGATAGATGGGAGTCTATGACGCCAGCTCAACAGCAAAGACTTGGAGACAAGATGCCAGCTTATGCAGGTAATTACTTCGGTGATGATTCTTCTGGTGCTTTTGTCCCAGCTATTACAAAGTCTTATAGTCAGATAGTGACAGGTGGGGACAGAGAGTTCGGGAACTTATACCAGCTAGGTGTTAACCCTAACACAGGCGGGATAAAAGTAGTGATAGCTGATGATAGCGAGATAATGAAGCACGTAGCTAGAAACGATAGTGCCAGTAACTTAGGCCAGTTCGCAATGCACACACTTAAGCCTCAAGCAGAACGTATGAGGAAACTTAAGATACAGCTTAACTTATGGGCAAGAAAAGTAGAAAACATGGAAGCTCCTAGAAGAGTTCTGAATGCAACCAGTAAAGCTACAGGTATTCCAAAAGAAGCAATAACCTCTCAGTTATTACGTAACATGGCCGCTAGTAGTAGCGTTAGTGTACATGAAGCTTTCATCCCTCAAGTACAGGAAACAGAAGCTACTGAGGGAGCTTTAGGTACAGGTGAGAACAGAAAGCAAAGAGAAGAAGCTCCAGCTAAAGGAGTAATAGGTGAGTTAGACAATGACATACTAGCTATAATGCGTGAGCAGCCTACCTTAACTTTCGATGAAGCTAGACGCTTAGCAGAGAGCCAGCAGTAATGGCCTCTCTTAAACTAAGAGCTAGCGCCTTAGCCTTTGCTAAAGAGAAGAAGAAAAAGAAAGAAGCTGAGGAAGCCTTTAGGGAGTCCCTTGTTAACGATATTCTCTCTAGGGTGGTGCTACCTACCCCTAGCGACGGAAGGGACGGTAGGGACGCTCCTGAGCTATCTGAGATAGTTAAAGCTGTCACTCCTCTTCTTCCTGAAGCTAAGGTGGAGCAAACAACTGTAGAGAAAACTATTGTACAGCAGATTAATACAGGTGAGCTAGAGGAAGCTATGTCTTCTTTCATTGAGGGTAAGTTACCTGAGATGGAGAAAAGCTTAAGACCTAAAGTGGAGCTAATTAGAGAGGATGTATCGGATGAAAAGCTTGAAGGATTTGTCACTAAAGAAGATTTGGACAAGGCTCTTAAACGAGTTCAAGATGCTATTACGTATCACAGTGGTGGTGGTAGCCCTCCCCCTGATACTGGTCCTATTACTAATATCATTTATGCTTCAGAAGATACAAACGTGGTACAGGAAAGTGATCTCGACTCTTCTAAAATAAACATAGTTCACGCAACAGTTTCAGGAAGCACAGTACAATTACCTAAAGCTTCTCCCACCTACATTGTTTGGGTTGAGGATGCAGTTTTAGGCGGTGGAAATATTACTATTACAAGAGCTGCATAGCTCATTAAAACAAGAGAGGCAACAACATGGCACAAGGCGATTTCACATTATTCGAGGAATTTGCATTAAACTTAGGAGATGGAAGTCACGACTTAGATAGTGATACTTTCTCTCTTATCTTAATCACTACATTACCAACAGCTGCACAAGCTACTCCAGATAGAGCAGATTTCACAGAGGTTACTGCTGGAGGTGGGTACACAGCTGGTGGTATTGCTTTAACTAAAACCTATACAGAGGCAGCGGGTGTAGCTACTTTTGATGCTAGTACTAATCCTTCTTGGACTGCTGCTGCTGGTTCTCCTACTAACATTGTAGCTGGTTTACTGGTTAATGATACTCATGCTGGGACTAACGATGCGGTCGGATTCATTGATATGACAACAGATGCGGGAACTACCCCTATCTCCTTAGTGGCTGGAGACATAACAGTTACTTGGAATGCTTCAGGTATCTTCACAGTAACTATATAAGGACTCCAATAGATGAGTTTCGTAAGTGGTAGTACTACAGCATCGGGTAGTGCTTATGCCCCTGCTAGTGGTACTGACACGGTACTTGTATGGGTTAATGGTGCTTCAGGAGCTGGCTCTGCGACAGGCAGTGCTCAGGACTTCGGTGGCACTTCTATGTCAGAGGTCACTAACAATGACCAGACAGTTGATTTAGCGGGTAATGGAGATCCTTCTGGTAACGCTTCTTATCTAGTAAGTCCGGGGACTACCTCTCAAACTCTCTCTATTACATGGTCAGTTAGTCGTTCATCACAGAATGGTTATGCTTTTACAGTCGACGGTGTTGACAGTGTAGCTAGTACGGATGGTAATAACTATACAGCAGACGCTTCTCCTAGCTTAACTTATTCAGCTGAGAATGGAGATACTGTTGTTTACTGGAGGAATCATGCAAGAGGTGGTGGTGCTATCTCTTGGACTGATCCAACTAGTTTTACACGTAGGGCCAGTTTAGATTTAATCACTAGTCCAGCTAGAAGAACAATAGCTATATGGACTAGAGATGTAACAACAACGTTATCAGGTGTATCAGTATCAGCTACTGAAAGCGCTAGTGGTGATGGTGTTCATGGTGTCTTTGTCCTTAAGGCTGCTTCAGCTGATACAAGTGTTAATGCTACAACAGATGCAGTAGTTCTAGCTAAGAATAATCCCTTTGTTCTAGCCTCTAACATAGCCTCCTTGATAAATACAGTGGATAACTATGTAGCGCAAGGATCGGTAGGTAACTTCGCTGCTGGAGGTACTAATACTTCTGATGCTACGTACAGGGATGAAACAGATGAGCTTGTCACTATACGTAATGGAGGAGCTACAGCTGATGTCTATGACTTAGGTGTTTACGGTACACTAGTTAAGACCATTACACTGAACTTCGATGGTTCAGATTGTGAAGGTATCTGTGATATGGGTGGTGGAGAGTTCGCTACTTGCTCAGAGGATGGTGGTAGATATCAAGTTAATATTTATGATTGGCCTTCTGATGTAGGGACTACAGCTAACTCAAAACAAGAGTTAACCCTAGCAGCTCCTGGAACAGATAATAACTCCGGTGCTGAAGGTGTATGTTACGATAGAAAGAATAAGATTTTCTATGTAGTTGGAGAAGGTGAACAAACATCCACAGACAGGGAGTTCTTTAAGGTTCTGAGGCCGGGGGTTGAAGGAAGGTCAGGTGATACAACAACTAGCTATGCTTATAATGATGCTGATGATGGTGATGGCTGGAGCTTCGATGACTACGTAACTCAGCCTTGGGACCCAGAAGTTGAGTTCGCTTCTTATGGTGCTACCGGAGCTGCGTTTGATTTATCAAGTATAGACTTTGACCATGCATCAGACAACATTGTTATTGCTTCGGACACAGGACAGAAAGCTTTACAGGTAGATGTAACAGATGGATCGGTAGTAGCTGAGATAGATATAACTTCTCTCTCTCAAATGGAAGGTGTTGCTATACTTCCAGATGGTGAGATAATGTTCATGGGAGAGGCAGATGAGTACCAGATATTTGAATCTGTGCTTAATATTTCTGCTTCTACAGATACAATAGCGTTAGCTACATTCAGTGCTACTGTTCAAGTTTCTACCCCTACAAACATAACAGCTACTCTAGATACTGTAGCTCTAGCTGAATTACCAGCTACGGTAGAAGCCCTAGTTAATCTAGAAGTAACAGCTACGCTTGATACAATCTCTTTAGCTGATTTTAATGCTACTGTAGAAGCGCTTACTAATACAAACGTAACAGCTACACTGGACGCAGTTGTTCTAGCCAGCTCAGCGGCTACTGTAGAGGCTTTAACTAACACTAATGTCTCTGCTACTCTAGATACAATAAGCTTAGCAGGTATCAATCCAGTAGTGCAATTCGGAGATGATGTAAGCTTTACTGCTTCATTGGATACAATTAGTATCTCTCCTTTAGCAGCCTCAGTTGAAGCACTTGTTAACCTAGAGGTATCTGCTACAGTTGACAACGTAGCTTTACAAGGCTACAGTGCAAGTATTGGGACTGGTGATTTAATTGTTTCAGCTACTGTTGATGGGATAGCAGTAAGTCCTTTATCGGCTACAGTTTCAGGTTCTATAGCTCTACCAGCTTTCTTAGGTAGTGGAGTACTGATGTACAGTTTAAATGAGAGTTACTTTGAGCTGAACCCAGTTAGACCTTTTGATTCTACTGTAGCAAGTACTACTTATACAGCTAGAGCTTATGACTTAGTAGAGGCTAGGACTGGTCTTATATATTTACCAGAAGATCCTAGACCTTTCGATGCTGTTATTGTAGCAAGTGAACACAGTCAGAATGTTGTTGTGTTCGGTAATGGTAACAATATCAAAGCTGAAGGAACAGAAGTTACAAGTGTAACAATCTCTCAACAAGGGACTAGTTTACATTTCCAATACTTCTATGATGAAGGCTACTGGAGGATAGTATGAGCTTAGTGGTAGATAGTAACGTGGAGGAGTTAACAACTAATGAACTGTTGATAGCTATTCTCGCAGAATTACAAGTTATGAATATGCACTTAGAGAAAACAACCGATGTTGAATTTAGTGTTGATGATACAGATGATGGTTATAATTTAAACTAAAAGAGGAAAGATAAATGTCAATTAGAATAGCTGACGGGAAGGGTAAAAACGGAGATGCTTCCGTAAGCTCTGTCCAAAGATTGAACGTATCAGCTAAGACTGGTCCTAGGTACTTCTATGCAAGTAGAGACTTCGGATTAAGTTTTAACGCTGTGTATGATAGTCAAACAGTAGCTGCGGGGGAGTACAGTGCTTACATAAAAAATGACAGTACTACTAGGAATATGTTCATTAACCATATTGAATTTCATTCGGTTGAGAATGTTAAATGGAAGGTGTGGGAGGTGTCAGGTACAGCAGCTTCAGGTGAGACTGTTACGCCGTCTAATCTAAACTTAGCTTCTGGTATCCCTGCTGAAGCTACCTCTATGGCTGGTGATACGGCTATTACTGGTCTTACTCAGGTTAAGCAGATAGGTTCTCACAGGTCTGAGGCTCTCTCTGATAGTAGCATGGACTACGAAGGAGCTTTAATACTGGGGCCGGGGAAAGCAATAGCTATCGAGTATGATACAGGGACCACTGGTATATGCTCACATGATATATTCTTCTGGTATGAAGATATAGGCGCTGCATAATGGCGAATGATATCTTCATAAGGGATGGTGGGGGTAAGCCTATAAGGGCTTGCGTCCATTCTCCTGAAGACCAAGTAGGGGGGGTAGTTGCTTATACTAGAGAGTTCGATGAGAGGATACCAAGGAACAAGCCTTTCTTGAACCCTGAGTACGGTAATGCCATGAATCAGGATGCTACTGCTGGTGGTACTCCTGTAGGGATACATGATGGGATAGATAGTGTTCTGTGGACTGGTTCTGAGATTGTAGGGAGCGATGTTAATTTCAGCTCGACTAATAGAGCTTTCGCAGGTACTCAGTCCATAAGAGTTAATAGTCCTGCATTGAACGATACGTGGCAGGTAGCGAAGGGTAGTGATCAAGACTTAACTAACTACGAATCATTGACAATGAAAGTTAATATCAATCGTAGGTGGACACCAGGGGACTCAGTAGCTATCTATGGATGGGATACTGGAACTGGTGCACAAGTTGGAACAAGAGTCTTGTTAGAGAGCTACCTCAATGAGTTCTCTTTTGATGATTGGCAAACTGTCACTATCCCTCTTTCTGATATGTCTTTAGTTAGTGAGACTATTGATGCTTTTCGCTTCGAGCAAGTAGGAACTGATGGACTAACAGGGGACTATTTCGTTGACAACCTTCAACTAGAAGAGACTGGCTCATTGATAGAGTTCTCTGTAATACCTGATGCTGGTAAAGATTTGTGGATTGATGTTGTTAGATTGACAATGGTTAATAATGTTACTGGTACAGCTGCCTCTAACTATAATGAATTGCTTGGGGAGACATTAGCTAATGGTCTTTCTATCATAAGGACTAGTAAAGGTAATGTAGCTGTAGGCAGGAATATTGCTAACTTGTATGAGTTCTATGCAGTAGGGTTTAATAAAGTAGCTTTGGAAACTGGAGCCACTGAGTCTATACTCTCTTTAGAGGTTGAATTTAGCCCTGCTGTTCAACTAGAGGGGAGGTACGGAGATGAGATAGCTTTCGGTGTACAAGATAATTTAACTGGTTTCACACAGATGAGTGCTATAGCAAGAGGAAGAACTAATGCCTAGCAGTAAAAATTACGTAAGAGATTACAAGCAAGAGAATAAGACAGCTAAGGCTAGAGGGGAGACTGGTAAAGGATCTAACTCTGGTGACGCTACAAGGCACAGAGCTAGACTTAAACTAGAGAAGAAGCTAGGAAGGAAGCTAAGAAAGGGAGAACATGCTGGGCATGTTAGGAAAGGAAGTAAGCTAGGGAATAGTGGTGACACTAAGACAAGGGTAGAGAATGCCTCTAGCAACATGGCTAAAGGCGGTAAAGCGGGGAATAAGAGAGGGAAGGCTAATGGAGGGAAGAAGAGAGCTAAGAAGAGATGATTAGTTCTCCGAGAAATAGTCTGTAAGGCCGGAGAAAAGTTCTTGCAGTTCTTCCCTCTCTAGGTATATCCATTCCTCACTCTGGTGAGGTTTTTGTTGCCGTATTGATAACCCACCTATCGTCCCGTTCACCATCTCACCTGCTTCATTTATCTGAACAAGTAATCCCCATTTATTAATTATATCAATCATTAGCAGTACCTATTATAAGCGTTGTAGTAGTCCCGCCATTCAGCTTTACCTTCCACTGTATTATAAACTCTCTTAGCGTATTGTGCTAACCCTTCAATATCCATTGCATCAGGTAGTGGATATTTATCTCTGTAGTAATGTACCCTAGCCATAGCTGTAGCGTAGGTAAGATCAGAAACTAATACAGGGGAAGGTTGTTTTTTGCTACCTGCTAATCCGTTCACTTTATGCAGTATGCCTTTATTGTAACATAAGAAATTGCTGTATATGTCCTTCTCCGTGACTGGTTCCATTTGATATATCCCTAGAGCTGGTCCTCCTACCTGAGCTATGTAACTTCCTAGATGGCTCTCATGTGCAGCTGTCATCTTCAGAAGCTCTACAGCAGCATCAGAGAAAGGTATTTCAGGCTCTAGGTATTGCAAGGTAGGAACAATAATAAGCTCCTCTAACTGCTTAACATTAATCATTTCTTCTCCTTTTGAACTGAACCGAACTGCATAGCTGGTCCTTTCTTTTCTTGTGGTGGTGGAGTACAGAGATAAGGCGTACTGTCCCCATCAAAAGTAATAATAGAAACTCTCTTACATTGCTCATGGAAGGTTTGTGTTTGAACTATAGCTCCTCTAAAGAAACCTATCCAGTAAAGGAGACCAGCTATAAAAGCTAGTCCTATGAAAGCGAAGATGTTAATTAATAGTTTTTTCATTTTCTTTCCTTTATATCATCTATCAGTAATTCAATGTAATGGATTGCTTTAAGCAAGTCCTCTACTCCTCCCTTGTCTGCATACCTAGTGATATATTTTATAACATTCCCTTGTTCATATCCTAACTTGTTTGCTTGTATGTACTCAATAGGCTGAATCTTTAGCTCCTTGTAATGCTTACCTCCCTCTTGCTTCCCTAGAGCGCTAGGTGGGTTAAGTTGTGTTCTAGCTGCTGCATCCCATTGAGCTGGTGTTGCAGAATTAAGGCCATCGAGTTCAAGTTGTTCTTCTAGTACTGGGTATTTAATCATTTCTTTCTCCTAGTTGAACCTTATTTATCTTGGCTACTATATTAGTTATTAAATCTTCTTTAAGGATGTCTCTGATTTCAGTACTGATCATATCCTTAAGTATCCTATGTACTGCATCATCTACAACCTTAGAGCTTATAGTAGAGTTTATAGCGTCAACCACCTTTGTCTCCTGCATGGCCTCTTTTAGCAACTCCTCTGCATACTTCGATGCTGGAGAGTATGAAGTTATCCCGTTGTAGCCGGAGGTGGACATGTAGTGCCTATCTTCGAACTGCTCAAATATTAAATCTAGAGCCTTCTTCCGTATTTCTTCTTCTGTTGGATCTCTATTAAATAGCTTCATAAATATTTCCTCAATAAATAATAGGAGTTGCTAGACAACTCCGTTCAAGACAAGCTTACGCTTCTCTTTTGGTGTATTAGCGAACCTCTCTCTGCTCCAAGACTTACAGTCCATGCACTGATATCTCTGGTAAGTCTGAACCTTAGTCATATAAGTTCCTCGCTTCTGTAAATGATATCCACCACACTTAGGGCATTGCTGTTTATCACTCTCGTTGAACAAAGCGGGATTAGGGTGAGCCTGTATCCAAGGGAGAAGTTTCTTATAGACTAGTTCCAGAAGAGCTACATCTTGCTTGTTGTACCTCTGCATAACCTTCCAGTCCTTATCATTCCCGTTCATACATCCGGTCCACAAGTCCATGCCTTTGTGTTGTGTTTTACTGCCTACTCCTAGGTATCCAGAAACATAGTCAAGCTTGTTACTTGCTAGTTTAAACTGCTTCCTCGCTGTCTGTAGTAAATCTATTTGCTGATAAGGGCTTGGTGGTGGGATACCGTACTTAAGAAACTCTTTATTTAAAGTCGGCATATCAAATCTAGTTCCATTGTAATGACAAACAACATCTGTCTCATTAAGTAGGTCCCATATCTTCTTTATCATGTCTTTCTCTTTACATGTATCTAGTCCAGAGTACATAATACCTTTCTTACCATGCCATTTCGCTGCCCAACAAGCAGTTTTACCGCTCTCTACTATCTGACTAAGAGCTACATTTTGTTTAAACAAGCCCCATACATAAGCCTGATGAGGGAAAGTTTCTATATCTAAGTGTAGTATTTTCATTAGTTACCCTTGCTGTTAAATCGTGAGACAGCTCCTAGTCTCGAGTTTTCACTGTGTGTAAGCCAACGCATATTGCTCGTTGAATACCCTTCGCTGCTATCTACTCTGTCAACTGTTGGTGTCAACCTACGGTCATAGTCAGCTAACTCCCATCTAAAAAACATCTCGTGGAAATCATTAGAGTCAGCTGCCCACTGGTAAAAGGACTCCCTGTCCAGTAACTCTTTCCCTAGATAGAGGTGAGCCTTAAGCTTTTGAACCCCTGTTACCCTTGATTGCATGTTTCTGTACAGCCTCATCAAGAAACCTTTCTTAGTCTTCTCGTATTTCTTTGTGGGGGCGTTGTTGTTAGCTTTCCTGCTCGCCCTTCTTAGTTTGTTTCGGTGGAGCCTCTTCTCCTCTTCGTTCATTCCTCTTCTCCCTTCTCTCCGTCTACCAGTAGTCCGAAGTGGGAAGCAATTGCTATCGCATCTTCCTTATACAATTTACCAATATATTCATCTGAGAACAAACGTATGTAATCACTTTCAATCCAGTTAATACATACCCTTGAGTCTTTGAATTGATAATCTAGTAAGCTCTTCATTCTTCTTCCTCTACAAAGCATTCAAATAGATAAGCTTGCTTTATCTTGTCTAGTAGTCCAATGATGTACTCATGTGGAACATCTTGCTCAACTATCATGTGGTTAAGAACTCCCACTACAGCATCAGCAGCTTCCTGCATAGTCATAGGAGAAGTATCTGTATTAGATACTGAGACTAGTTGTACTATCTTCTCGTCTTCACTCATTCTTCTTCTCCTTAGCTCTACGTTCTTTAGCTATTTGTCTTTCTTCGTTGGTCTTGTCTGTGTGACATTGCCAACAGAGGGCTTGGAAGCCACTAAGCTCAACAAAGCCTCTAGAAATCCAAGTGTTAAAATCAATAAAACCATCATAGGGACACACAATAGGGTCAATATGATCTGCAACAATATTCTTACGCCTTCTCTTATTACCTTCAAGGGGTGGTAATGTAGCAGGCCCTTCTTCTCCACATCCTTCACACTTATATACTCCTCTTCTTATTCTAGCATTCTTTACACATTGCTGTTTGGGTTGCCACCTATTAAAGGCTGCTCTTAAGGCAGAGATTATAAAGCTCTTCTTGCGAGCATCTGTCCAAGTTCCGCCACAGTGTCTTTTAACTCCTCTAACCATGATTGGTGAACTCCTTGTGATACTTCTCTCTGGCCACCTTTATAGACCTCTTAGCTTCCTCTAAGGAGTCAAATCTCCCTAGGTTTATTCGTTTCTTACCTGTCCTTAGCCTAGCGCACCATTTGCTTCGTTCCTCCTCCCAGTAAACACCCTTAACACCTGATTTGTTTTTGGGAGAGATTTTTCTGTTTCTGTTGTTCTCCCTAGAAGTACAAGAGCGTAAATTTTCTATTCTGTTGTCATGCCTGATACCGTTGATATGGTCTATACTCTCTGGTAATCTCCCTTTCACTAATAAGTAAACGAGGCGGTGTTCCCTGTAAGCCTTCCCTTTGAATTGGACATATCTATACCCTTCACCACCTAGTGTCCCAGCCTCGCTACCTGCTTTAATAGAATTTGACGGGGATATTAGCCAAAATAACTTACTGTCAGCATAGCTAAGTACCTTCTTAAGTGTAGAAAGTTCGTACAGGTTATCTAGTGAGAGTACAGTCATAAAGGCTTCCTATAAAATTCATCATGCTTTCTGAGTAAATAAAGAAGCTGCATATTAGTTAACAAGTCTTCCTCTGTTCTATTGAACTTGTTCTCATATAAGTCAAGAACAACAGCGTAGAAGTCCTTCTCTTCGCTGCATTCCTGTAGAGCTTTCCTTGCTCCAACCTTCCCTAGTCCGTATTCCTTTTTCCATGTCCCTGTTGTTTCATCTAGGTAGTACATAATATTGTCTACCTTGTCCCCTACTAAAGCTTGTTCGTACAAGTTTCTTAAGCCTTCCTCTTCAGTGACGCAGTACATACTCCCTTCTTCACCTCTTAGAGGCCAGCGGTAATGCCATCCTGCTTGCTGGTCTATGTCCTTATCGATATGAGCTATACAACAATCTATCCCTTGTTCCATGCAAGCTGTCTGCTCTATACAAACTAAGTCATCAGCTTCTACTCCTTGAGATACTATAGCATTATGTACAACTTCTAAATAATCCCTAGCTTGTTGTAACAGAATAGGTCTCTTCATATCCTTCCTGTTAGCTTTATAAAGAGGACTTACTTGCAGTCTATAGTTTTCTTTACCGGAGAGGAACATCTTGTAATCAGTGGCTCTAGTATCCTCCAAAATTTTTTGTACAATTTTTTCTAAACGTTGGTAAAGAAACATCTCAGCGTTATCTATCAGCTCTCCTTTCTTTTCGCATGAGAAGGCTGCTCCATAACATGGGCTATCACTATCTATTAAGGCGAGCATAATAATCCTGTACTATATCAAGAGTTTTCTTCTTTATAAGGTAGGCTGCTTGTCTGCTACATCCTCTCTTATCCATGTAGTTCTTTACTGCTGTAGGACTGTCGTTGTGATACATATCGTGAAAGAAGTCCTTCTTATCTCCCTCTAGGGGCATATCGTCTAAAAACTCCTGCACAAATATATCTTCTTCAAAGAAGCTAGGGATAGCTAAGGCTTCTAGTTCTCCTATGTCCCCTTCTTCTCCGTCTTGGTCAGAGAAGGTAACTAAATCATCGTACAAGTAATCAGTGTCTCTCTTAACATTAACTCTTTTATTACTAAGAGTTGTCATTCTAAACTTTAGATTTGTTAGTTCTCTTTGTATGTACCAGTAGCAGAAGGTAGTGAACTCAGCTCCATCTCTATCTTTATTAAAAGCTTTAGAGGCTAACCAGATACCGGTGTAAGCAGCGTTAAGGAGGTCTCCTTCTTCTAGTCCTTCTTTCTTATCTCTAGGTAGTGCATTTATATGCTTGAAGGCTAGCCTCCTATAATCTGTTACATCGATATCTATCATTAACTACTCCGTTCTCTGTGCAGTACTTCAAGTTTAAATATAAGTTCATCTATCAAGCTAAGAGGAGGAGAGTTATCAACCTCGAAGTCTTGTGAGAACTCATTCATTAGGAGGTATATCTCCTCAGTTTGTTGTTCTATTGTCATACATTTCTCCCATATAAAGACCAAGTACCCAAGAAGCCACTGACGCATTAAAGACAGCTGCGCCAGTGTTACCAATATATATATTAAGGGCTGCTAGACCTGCGTTTATTAGCACAGCTGCTACACAGAATGTCTTACTCATACATTTCTCCTGTTAATAATTATATGAAGGGGAGCTGGTTAGATTTTCTGGTTTCGACACCAACTGTCACTAACATCAAAGAGGTTTCTCTCCCGAAAGATATGACAACTCCACCACATATAACTACTATGAGGAGGCTATCCACTCCCCCAATGCACTCCATGAAACATTCAATAAAAGGAATGCAAAGGCGAAATGTGGGGAGTGGACAACCAAAACTAGTTAGAAGGGGTCGTCTTCCTGTGGAGACTCGTCTACCTTCGGTTGTGGTTCTTTATCAGCAGCTTCCCAGTTCAAAGAGAAGATGTCTTTAACAGCCTTGTACCAGATGATAGCTTCTCTCACCTTATTAACATCAGCGAAGTCCTTTTCCTTAAAGCCTAGTACATCAGCTGCTAAGTTAATAGCTTGTCCTACTGCTGCTGGGTTAGGTCCATAACCTTGTGCTTGTTGTGGTGTACCTCCAGCAGGTATGTTCTTTCTCCCTGATACATTATCATTAAAAGCTGGCTGTTCAATGGTGTGTCCTACATCTACTGAATCAACATTCCAGAACTGACCTCCCACTTCTCTGTACTGATTTAATGTGAAGAGAGTTCCTTTCTTTTGTACAGCTTCTAGTTGAGCGCGTAGCTCCGGTTTGAATTCAAACGTCTTAGAGTGCAAGCCTTTTTCATTAACTTTACCGAACGCTTTGAATAGAATGTTCGTGCCTTCATAGCTACCTCCTCCTCGTTTTTCTATCTGTGTATCAAAATCAACCATTATCATTTCAGCTGTAATTGATTTTCTTTCGTATTCTTTTGCCATGTCTTTCTTTCCTTTGTTAAGTTGTTATCGCGTAGTATACAGGTTTGGTTTTATGTTGTCAAGCGTTAATAAAAACAAAATAATCATTAGGAACCATGTAGTAAGCTAGCACTTCCTTTATTGCCTCTCTTAAGGGGTCTTCATCATCTAAGTGACTATAACAATCCTTCAATTCCTTTATTAGTAGCTTATCTACAAAATCATCATCTACTGCTAGTAACATATTCTTTCTCCTGTAGTTCGATCTGACACTGTGCTAGTTCTTCAGTCTTACTGAATTTAAAAATAACGGGGATCATTATAAATACTCCAAGTATCAGACCAAGTGTAAATACATTCATTGTTATATCTTTTGTGCGCTTATCCATTCCTCATTCCCTTTACCTCTGTTTAGTTGGTGGGCAGCTCTACATTTCCAACGCGATTATCGGCTATACACTCAGAAACCCAATCATCAAAATCAGAATCGTTTGACATTAGATTGCCCGCCTCTGCATCATGCCTAGCATTTAAATAGCCTTGCTTGTAAGCCTCTCTAAGAATTTGCTCTAGCTTTGATTCCATCTCTCTTTCTCCTGTTGTTTAAGTTCACCTTCATTTCCTTTACCTCTGTTTAGTTAATCCATGATTTGATTAATGTGTTTTGCTCTTCCTGTAGCGCTTCAAATTTCGACTGCATCTCATTAGCTTTATCTGCTTGCCCTTCATCAAATTGAACAAACACCTCGCTCCATCCAGTATTGGCATTGCTGTAGCAAAATCCACTTACTTCTTCACCATCAATAAGCCTTATATCAAAATCGTAATAATCGCCCATCTCTCTTTCTCCTGTTGTTTAAGTTAATGGATTTTTGACCAGTCACTCCCAATAGCTCCATCAGCATCCAGAGGAACATTGAGCTTTAGCATCTCTCCAGCCTTAACTATACTCCTGATACCTAGGTTCAGTACCTCTTGTGCTATCTCTGCACTACATTCAAAAGCCCCTTCATCATGATAGTACAACACTCTCCTAACTTCATGCCCTTTGTACCTGTACGTTGGTAGGTTGTTACAGTCATAGGTGATACCTCCTAACCATCTATCCATTAGAGCTAAGCTATAGTCCATGATGATAGCGCCTGTGTGCTGAAACAATAGATTAACTAAGCTATGTTTACTCCTGCTGTGCAATTTATAACCAGTTAAAGGGCAAACAATGAGTTTCTCTCCTTGAGAGGTCCAGTGTTTAGTTAGTTTATCTCTTAAGCTAGCCAGTGCTGTGTTACCTTGCCAGAAGTTATCAAAGAGTTCATTTGCTTTACCTGATGGTACTCCAAGAGTTTCGGCAAGTTTCGGAGCAGTACATCCGTATGTAAGCGCGTACTTACCGTTCTTGCTTGGGTCTCTATATTTAGAAACAACCTTTCCATCCTCTCCTGTTGGTATGTCTTCTCCATAGAATAGTCTCGCGTTGTTACTATGTGTATCCCCTTCTAGTAGTTCATAAGCATAAGCTTCTCCTCCTTCGTGTTTAAAGCACCAATGAGCCTCTACACGAGCCTCTAATCCAGCTGCATCATACCCTACTAGTACCTTCCCTTCAGGCGCACAGAACAGCTCTCTCATCTCTAAACCTAGTACAGAGGATACCCTAGGTATATTAGCTACTATCTTATGCTTCTGTCTATGTGTATTAGTTATAGAGCTAGCTCCAGCAGGTAGTCTACCATCCTTAGCTAGTCTAGGGTTGTTTAACCAACCTGAATTCTTCTCAGGGTTACAGATAACTGAACGCCTATTACGTAGAGAGAGCCATCTAACTACAGGTTTAACTAACTCAATCTTATCTCCTAGCCTTTCTAAGTTAGGGCAAAGAGTACCTTTATCATGGAACTTAGGACTAGTCTTAATTAGTTGTCCTTTATCATCTCTCTTAAACTTATTATTAGCATCCTTCTGGAAGTTCCAGAGGGTAGGTGTCCAGCCTAAGCTAACGAACCAGTCCTTCATATCCTTCTGGTTCTTTAGTCTCATAGGTCCAGTTGTTGTTACTGGTTCATGGTAAGGGAGCTTAAACTCCTTATCCTCGATATACCCCCAGTATTCAGGTTCCTTATCGTCAAAATACCTGTGTTGTACCCAATCAAAGAAGTTCTCGCAATGCTTACTAGGAACTAACCCTTCCTTACTATTCTTAAACTGTATCTTAGGAGGAGTTACCTTAGCTAGTTCAGCTTTACCTAGAGGTCTAGTAGGTAGCTTAGGCTCTACTTCCTTCTCTATACGTTCCATCTCCTCTACGCAGAACTTGTACAAGTCTTTAGCTTTGTCTATATTGAAGGCTACTCCTGTTCTTTCTTGACAGGACATAAGAAAATCGCTCTTCTGGGCTAGCTTAATTGCATCATTGAAGTTCATCTCTCACTCTCCTCTAATAATGTTTCATAAGTAGCTTCATTAATCTTAACATCTTCTTCACATCTATGCAAGTAAACTTCTATTGGTTGGTTAACCCAATCCTCTACTTCTGGCTTAAGTATACCAAGTCTTACTCCCCATGCCTTAAGTCCATGCTGTCCTACACTCTTTCCTTTGTAATAAGCCATAGGTCTATCTGGATTTAATCGCTTACTTAATGTGAACGTGTCGATAAAAGTGCATTTCTTCGACATGATGGTATCTGGACCTAATGTGAAGGGGATACCTAGTAGCCTCCTGAACACCTCTAAATCAGCGCTAAGTAGATTATGTGCTACTACTGTGATGTTGTCTTGCTGTGCAAGCCAAGGCTTAAAAGCAGAGAGGGAATCCTCGTAGAACCTAAAGAACCTATCAGTCCTGAATTCCTTGAGTAAAATGCAATGCAAGCGTTTCGCGCCTAGTACAACATCATCCCCCTCATCTACTTCCCATTCCGCATCAAGAATGTATGTTGTCATGTTTCTTCCTCTCCTGATTATACGCTTCGTTGTAAGCTACCTGAGCAGTTATATAAGCTTCATCAGCATCAAAGAGCAAACGTCTAAGTTCTTTCTCTGTCGTGGTATACTTCTCGTATGCATCGTGATAGTTCAATCTAGCTGCCTCTCGCTCCTTCCACAGCTCCTCTAGTGTGCTCATGCCTCCTCCCTACACCTGTCTGCCTCTTCATCGTTATGTTCTTCTTCAATCTCTTGCCTACAGTCATAACAGAGATGAGAGAATTCAGAGAGCATAGCTCCACATTGTTTACATTCGTAGTCCGTCATAACCTCCCCTCCTTAATACATTCTTGCCATTTACTTCTCTCTACTGAGAACTTGTCCAACTTATCGCAGCGTTCAGTAATTATGAACTTAAGAAGTTTATGAACATCTCTTTCTAAGATGTAGATAGCTGAGCCTTTAGTGTTCTTAATTAAAAGGTCTCCATCTTCATCAAAAGATATACTTATCTCTTCTTCTGTGTGGTCTCTAAGTGTTATCATCTCTTAGTTACTCCTTTAGTAGTTCAGTCCAGTCTTCCCTATCATCCATCACTTCAACTCCTTGCTTTTTCAAGCTATCGGCTATACCTGATGTACTCATCGACAAAGTATATCTACTACTATGACAACGGTACAGTGAAGAGCTATAGCCGTGTATCATGTAGTACTCGCCTTCTCTCTCTATACGGGTTATACCGCTATTAATTCTCCAAGAGTCTCCGTGTAAGTAGCCACCTGACCAGCCGCCTAGGACTTTATACCCTTTTTCAGAGGGGAGTCTTAAAATTACCCAGCTATCGGGTTTATACTCGTTCATCTAATATTCCTCTTCTTCTGGAGCAACCTGAAGTCTACCAGTTTGCTTACTCATTGTCAATGTTTGTACTGCGTTAGCTTTTCCATACCACATCGTATTTGTAAAGCACATCTGATAGTTTACGTGCTGATTGGCAATATGGCTCCATGCAAAGAAGGAAGAAAACTCCTCCTCCGTTCATAACTACCATGTGGTCGCTTGGAGGGAGGTATGGCTTTCCTTGCTTCTTTTTCTCAACGTGATCGCAAGGGTACATTATCTTGAACTTCTTTCTCATTAGTATTCTTCCTCTTCATTTGCCACTTGTAATCGGCCTGTTTGTTTAGACATAGTTAGTGTGTCCCCTATACCTAATGTCCCCCATTCTCTGTTCTTCCCTATCCTTGTTCTTATTCTACCTCTTGTCTTGTCCTCCAGTATCTCAGGCTCAACACAAATAATATTCCAGCCTAGTTGCTCAAATGCTCCACTACCTCTAGCTTGTGTAACATCAACTTCATCCCAGTACGGGAAGATAATGTTCCCTTCTTTGTCGCGCTTGGGCTGCTTATTCACACGCTTGATATGACTAACAATGATGGGGTGAACACCAGTCTTAGTAGTAAAAGCGGCTAGCTCTGTCAAGAGCATATCTATTTCTTTACGCTCATTGCCTGAGTCTGAGCCACTAAATACCATAGAGATGTGATCTAAAATAATGAACTGCATCCCCTTGATAGCCATCCATTCAAACTTAGCCATTAAACTAGCGGGAGTCAAAGAACCGAAGTGCTTCATCCACATAGTCTTAGGTGTATTGATTAAACAGTCATAGCTCTTTTGTACCTTCTCCTTATCTATACAGCTAGGGTTTTCTCTAAACTTAGGGAGATGAGTATCATTATCTAAAGCTATATAACTCTGCTGAGTTTTCTTTAAGTCCTCCTCCAAGAACACATGACCTACTCTACATCCCTTCTTCACTAAGGCATATCCTAGCTCCTTACAGACAGTTGTCTTACCTACCCCTGTTGGTGCTAACACTATAGTCATTTCTCTTTCTCTGAAGCCTCTTAGGAGTCCCATAGTCTTAGGCAGTACATCAATGAAGATGCCTTTCTTCAGGGGTGTAAGAATTTCATCTAGCCCTATACCACCTTGCACAACATTATCAGCTTCAAAGGTCTTAGCAGTTAATAGAGCGAAGTACAGCTCCTTCTCTCCTTGCTCCAGCATCATGTCATTACAATCATTAACAGGGAGTACACAGTTGTTGAAGTCCTTAAGCACTAGAGCTAAATCTTGTACACCTTCTTGTCCTACATTCACCTCTTGATTATCATCATTATCGAAACAAACTATAGTATCGGAGTAATCATTGATAAATTCTATATTAGCTGCTACGTGTTGCCTACTGTTCGTTAGTCCTGAGTTGATATCTCCGATGCCCAATGCTGGGGATACAACTGAAGGAATTCCATTGTAACCTTCAGGTTTGCATGAGTTAAGGGATTGAAATGCAGAGAGTAAGTCAAAGAATCCCTCGACGATGAAAACCTTTTTACCCTTTGTCGCTTGTGCTTGTCCAAGTAGCTCATGTTCAACGCTAACATCGCCAACTGTCGTGAACCTCCCATCTTTCTTACTCCTGTTAGGGTTATACTTAATGAACCCCGTTATCTTGCTTGTTCCTTGTATCTTTTTAGTTACTGGAAAGAAATAGCCATCTACCTGCTGGTCCACTTCACTGTACATCTTTCTTACACCGAAATGCTTGATAGTCTCTGCTCTTATCCCTCTCTCTGGTATATCAAAGACTTCTTGCCCGTTGTCCAACACTTCTTTCACTGTTGTAGAGCTTTTCATAGGCTTCCCTTTGAACTTTGACATAGCTTCTCCTCTTTCTTAAGTTTCTGATATAAGCTGAGCTTGGTAGCTACTTTCCCTGCACCATCGCAAGATGGACAAAAGGGGTCAGGTTTCTGCTTCTCTTCTCCGGTAAGAACAGTACAATAGCACTGGTCTGCACTAATATCTATACTCATTCTAATTCCTCAATCTGTATACCTGTGGCTTCTTCTATCATATCAATAAGCATATCGTTAGCTGCTGCCCTTGCTGCCCTTGCTGCTGCCTCTGCTTCCCATGCTGCTGCCCTTGCTGCTGCCTCTGCTCTCCTTGCTGCTGCCTCTGCTGCCTCTGCTCTCCTTGCTGCTGCCCTTGCTGCTGCCTCTGCTTCCCATGCTGCCGCCCTTGCTGCTGCTGCCCCTGCTGCCCATGCTGCCCATGCTGCTGCCTCTGCTTCCCATGCTGCTGCCTCTGCTGCTGCCTCTGCTTCCCATGCTGCTGCCTCTGCTGCTGCCCCTGCTGCCCATGCTGCTGCCCTTGCTGCTGCCTCTGCTTCCCATGCTGCTGCCTCTGCTTCCCATGCTGCTGCCAGTGCTTCCTCTCTCTTCTCTTCGTCTCCTTTTAGAAAAGCTAGTATATCAGCGTACTGCTCAGCAGAGCAATACGGCTTAATAAGCTCTATGTTGAGCAGAGCTTGGCGTTTAGCGAACTCTACAAGTATAGTAGTTGTATCTATATTGGCTATGTATCTACGTGTTTGAGCTGAAACCTTATCATCATTCTCGTCTATCTCCCCCCCAAGATCTACAATGTACAAATTAGGTGATGGTGCATACATAAGAGCATCAATCACTCTTTTACTGGCGTGTAGTCCTATCCTACAACATTCAGGTGTAGCATCTACAGTGTGTGTTTCCCCTACAACTATCTCCCTTCCATCTCCATATCTTAACCTATTATCTTCTGGTGCAAAATAAAATGCTCTCATTTTTTCTTTCTCCTTCTTAATTTCTAGGTATATTAACATAGTTAACTAGTTAAAACAAACAAATTTCTTAGTTTATTTCTGTTTATTTTGTATTATTTTAAACTATTTTAAACTATTTTCATCTCTTAACTTGTCATTTAAACAAAAAATCTATATATTATATAATAAAAGCCGTAAGAAAAGCAGTTAAACAAGTAGTTAAATAGATAGATAAGTAGATAGATAAGTAGTAAGAGAAGAGAGAGAAGAGTAGCTGTTCTATCTGCCGTCTGTACTGCTGTTATACTCTCTCTCTCTTTTACTCTTTCTTTACTACTATGATGTTTATTAGCTTATCTCTTCTTTAATTATATCATCTTCTACATTCTTTATCTCATCTAAGCAATGTTGTACTCCTTGTACTTGTCCTTTCTCATAAGCGTAGTGCAAGATTACCTCTAAGTACTCCTTGCTTAACTCACTCTGAGATATAATAGCTACTTGCTCGCTTATCCATTGTTCTATTGTTGGCTCTCTTTTAAATACTGTCATAGCTTCTCTCCTAGTTCATTAGTTCAAATAGAAATACTACCATAAGTATAGCGGCTAGTGCAACTACGCCCCATGCTTTCTTTGCTATACCTTCCTCGTTTGTATCGTCATCGTAATGTTTCATTGCCTGTTCTCCTTGTATTGATGCAAATGGTTTTTACTATCATAACAAAACAAGTCCCCGTGTATAACCTCGTACTCTCCAGTGTACCCGCTTTGATAACTGTACTTCTTTAACATTTGTTTACATTTAGCTTCATTCTTGCTGTGTTTGTCCTGATGTGCTGTAGCTGATGATACTACTATGACGCTAAGACATACAAGAAACAAAGCTAAGAAGCTACTATTGCTCATCTTCTTTCTCCCATCTAATCAACATAGTCTTTACTTTCTTTGTTTGCTCTTCCCTTGCTGCCAATGCTGCTGCCATTGCTGCCAATGCTGCTGCCAATGCTGCTGCCCTTGTCTCTTTTCTCTTGCTTTCGTCTCTTTTCAAGAAAACATCGTACTTATCTGTGTATGGCTTGATCAGTTCTATTGAGACAGTTGAAAGCTCCTCATCTAATTGTTGCAAATCCTTCTTCTGACTATCTGTTAGCTTATCAGTCTCGTCAAAATACCAAAGCAAATCATCTATTCCGTTGCTCTCCAATGCCTCTAAATATGTTGCTTCGCTCCCGTTCTTCTGTACGAAAGTACAATACCCATTCTCGCAAGCATCCAGTTCCCTTAGTTCTTCTGCTGTTATTATGTTCATTTCTCCCACCTCTCCCTCATTTTTAAGCTGGTGCTATAGCTAATCAAACCTTCTCTTAGCATATCTTTTATAGCGTCTAGTGCTGCTCGTCTGTCTTGCTTAGTAAATCTTTTCATGCTGTTCTCCTATTTAATTTATTTAAACTTGTAATAGTTACGTTAAAACTTGTAATAGCTACGTTAGAACTTGTAATAGCTACGTTAAAACTTGTAATAGCAACCTAAAGTATCCGCATTCTGCTCTGACCTGTTATTAAATGGTATGCCAGAGGTCCAGTGTGAGATGTGAGAGTAACCACAACTTATTTTATCTGACACTGGCATTGTTATCTCTAAGTATGCCATTGGGTTATCTCCATCTATTTTTTTGTTCATGTCGTGCATAACTCCTATTCTTATCTCTGAGCTATCATATAGTTTATCGAGTGTAGTGCAACCAGACGTTAACAAGAGAGCGAGGAGTGCGGTAGCTACGGCTCTGCCTTGCCTTACAGTCATAGTTTTCATTGGTCTAGCTCCAACTTGTCTAGCTCGTCTTGTACATCTGCTAGCATAGCATGGTACGCTATTGCTTGATGCAGTCCATTTAAACCACCTTTCTTCAGTGCATGTCCCAAGCATTCATCCCCTAGATTGTCTTGCATGTAGTCCTCATTATCTGAATGTTGGATAACCTCTAAGTTATAGCTGCAGTAAATTATCCATTGATGCCCACTTACAGTCTCGCAATCAAGATCATTATCGTTGATAAGTTCAAGAACACAATGACCTTGCTCGCCTGCCACTTCTTTGTTCTCTTCTACCAAGTTAGAAGCTATGCTTTCTATTTCTGTCCAATACTCTATGCGTGTTATGCTCATTCCTCTACCCTCTATTTGTTTAGTTGTTTACTACTATTGTTTACTACTGTGACGCTAACAAAGTTAGCTGATTATTAATATCTCTTGGATTGCTAGTTTACTATCCTGAATTAATAAGTCAAGCGATTTGTGTGATCCATTATAACTATCTGTTACTAAGGTCCACACACCTCGCTTATTACGTGTAGCCCTTATACCTTTTATCTCTGCTGTTTGTGTTATCATTGCTTTATTCCTTATCTTTGCTAAATATAAACAATCTACCGTTGTAGGTCTTTTTTGCTGACTGCTGATAGTCTCTGGCCGCTGCTACTGTATCAAACCAGATCGAAAGCTGTTCCCAATCTAAGCTGCCGCAATGGTCGCAGCTCCTTCTAAATATTGCATACTCCTTCATTCTCTTATCCTCTTAGTTTACAGTCATAGCTAGCTCAAGTAGAAGTTCTTCGTCTTCTATAATAGCGCATCTAAGCTCTTGAACTGACCAAGACAAGGTTTTATCACTAGCAAATATATCCATCCATTTATTAACTAATCTTCTATGTTGCGAGCTACCTATACTATCTACTTTCCCTTCTTTATCTAGTAAATAATACGCTTGATTAAAGTTTGATATGTTGTCCATTCTCTTATCCCTCGTTAATTTGTTGTGTTTGCCTTGACTTGTTGCTCATTATGAGGGTAGTTTTTAAATCTGTCAACAAACTTTTTAATCTAATTCACTGGTAAGACCACTTAATAACCACACAATATTCCCTATAAAGGAACACATGTGCGCGTATAACACACAATAAACAAAGAGTCAAGGACTATTATATAGAAGTTATCCACAGGTTATACACAGGTTATCCACAACCTATCCACTACCTATAGTGTTTGTCTATGTATAATCAAGGAAGTATAGGCTTTATCTATATATACTCTCTATGTCGTATAACTATCTATATGTCGTATAAGTGTCTGATAACTAACTATAAGTGTCAAAGTATTGACAGTGTATGGATGTAGTGAGGCTATGACATAATATGTCTGACCCTCCACTCATTATATTGCATATGCAACAATAATAGGTCTCCCTCATACACACATATAAAAGAAGGGGGCAGGGGGGGAAGGGGGGCTTCTGCTTGTATAGTGCAAGACACCTAAAGTATTTT